ATTTGATACTAACTACTGTACTCATGTCACGTTTTTAACACAGGCTAAAGAAACACACTGACTGGACATGATATGCGAACATAACCACGCTTTTTTCGTAAGTTACGATGAAATAAGGATACACTCTAATAAGAGATGGCTATAAATCTATCAAAGATGTCTCCTACTTAGGATTAAGCTACTATGATGTCTTTGAGTTGAAGATGCGACATATTGTATCGATAAGAAGTTAGACTCTCTACAAGCGCTGCGTGGTGTCGCTGCGATGTTGTTACTTTTATTTAACTACCATTTTTACCTTCGTGTAAATGATGTAAGTGGCTCTAGCATATGGTATGCGCGATGTGGCTGTAGAATAATTGGCGTTGATATATTCTTTGTAATTAGTGGGTTTATCATGGTTTATACCACACACCACTATCAGCAGGGTTTCATATCTTCGCGACGATTCCTGATAAATCGCGCTGTACGAATTATACCCATCTACTATTTTGGATTACTCGTCGCTTTCCTCTTAGGTGGTGCTATGAGTACTTTTTCTACCCAGAGAAAATACAAAATTTAATTAGTGCGCTTAATTTTACAGTCTATAAAACAGACGTGACACCGCATTACATCGACGATTTTGGGATGTACAACATACGCCGGACTCTCAATTATGAGGTTTACTTTTATCTTGTTTTCACTCTGTGCATGCTGATCAGACATCGGTTGATAGCTCTTTTATGCTGGGGCGCGCTGGCAACGTGGATCATTCCTTTTTTTGGCGGGCATGCTTCCAAGATTTAGTGTGCAAGGCTACCCGGTTCAGAAACCTCTTTATGGTCTTCTGTCAAACCCCCTTGTCCTTGAATTTTTGATTGGTGCTATGGTCGGATATTTACACATATGGATGAAAAAACGTAGCATGCCGACGTCTCTTCTACTAGTTTCTGCTGTGTTCGCAGGTGCGATCCTGATATATATCATTTCGGGGAGCTACTCTAACAACATTAGAGCGCTAAATATTAACAACACCCTTGTCATAAGTGTTTTTGTTCTTGCCATAACACTGGCAGGGCCTATACTTTTAAGGATTAAAGATTACTCCCGCCGCACTCATTTACTTAGGCAACATTTCTTTCTCTCTTTATCTACTGCATAATCCTGTTGGCATCGCAGTAATGAAACGTGTTGAACTCTCCACTACAGCTGCTCTGAACGGTGTTCCCTATGTGGTGCTGGCGGCCGCTGCCTCTATACTTGCTGCTTATTTTTCACACAAATATATTGAGATGAAACTTACTGCCATGATCAAGCAACAGCTATATACTCGTTTTCCTTCCTTAACTACTAATATCAATACACCGCAGGTGGTACGGGCCAATTGATGCAGGGTGCAGTACGGATATCAATACGCATCAAGTCTACTAGATAATGCTTCCAGGCAATCAACATAGCCTTTTCCTCCTCTGTTGCTCGTCCGAGCTCCAAGGCATACTGGAGTGGCATCATAGCTTGATCTGCCTGAGTCATCAACGCCATTTTTCTCCTTTCTGCCTTGGCCATCTGTTCTTCATGAGTCAGAATTCGCTGTGTGACCTTTTGGTCATCAAAGATCCAAGTGCTATCTATATCCACTTCTTCTGGAACAGATGCCAGTTCAACAACGCTACGGTTTATAGTAAAAAAACCAATACATCAATTATACCCCTTGCATCAGTTTCACGATTTAATGAACAAACAACACCATTGCTATCATAAATTACTTTTATGGTTTCGGGTTTGAATTCTGCTTGGTATTGATACCAGTCTTCTACTTAATCAGATAGGAAAAATAACATGATGATTATCATATAATATTTTCTCTTCAGACGTTTTTGGTTTTTGCTAATTTGAAATTTTTCATATGTTTTAGCATTATTAAATACTCCCGACATTCATCCAGTTACCGTTGATATTCGTTTGTAACGGGAGACGGTAAATTATGTCGATATAGGCGTCCTGGTTACCATTTGCTGCGCCGGTTAACACGTACCCCCCTTGATCTACATATCCGGGGCCGTTCCATGCCATTACGTTTTCCAAACCACCCAATCTGATATCACGCACAAATGTGCCATTAACATAATCCCAAGTGGCGCGATCATTGACCTTGTTATCCACCCAGCCGCTCAAATGCCACCCCAGACTGCTCCGTGGATATTACCATCGGTCTGATAAGTGGCACCGACAGCGTGAAGAGCCTCTGGTGAAAGAGCCAATCACCGCCACCGTCATCGCCATTATTTAGCCGAACACCATCCCAGACCTTGTCTTTGTAGAGCCACATGCCGTAGCGGGCATCCTGATTCTGAAATCTAAAATGCTTGCGGTTATCTCCTCTTAATATGTTGTGACCACCCAGCGAAATCACGGAGCCATTTATTTCACCGCAGGTTTTGGAATAGTAGCGACTATCAGCTTAATTTTTACTGTGAACATCCAGATTATTGCGGACCTTGGCTTTATCTGGCAAATCAGCCAGATTTTGCGCTTTTCTAGGCGGTTTTGACCGCTTTAGGGATCGCTGTAAAGCTTTCATCGCTGCTGTCCATGGCGCTGCTTAACTGCACTATCCCCTTGCGGTGAAACGTCGCCTCCTCAATACTGTCCTGGGTCGCCAGCTTGCCGAGGCCCAGATGCGTGCGCGCCTTTTGCTGTGCCCCTTTGCCCTCTGCGGCAATTTCAGCCAATGCCTGCGTTTTCAGCAGCGCTTCCTGACCGATAATTGCCCGGATAGCCAACGTTAGCTGGTTTAACTTGCCCTTATCCGGGCGGATGCCCGCAGCGGCCAGTAATGCCAGCTGTTCGGCTTGCTGGATATTGAACCAGTTGCCCCCACCAGCTGATGCCCTTGTTGCCGTCGCCCTAGGTAAACCATAACGGCGTGGTGCTCTGGGTTTCTTTCAGCGGCGGCATGGTGGCAATGCCGCTGTTGCTATCTAAAAAATACATTAGTCTATCTCCTTTTTGTCGGCATACACATACCGAAAGTCCTGATGCGCCGGCTTATAGGGGTTTAACAGGCATTTCCAGTATTCGGGCGTAATAAATCCACAGCGACATGGTGACAGGTTCAAGCACATGCATAGGGCGATAGTCCGCGTCGGTCTCAATCGTCACAATCGTGACCCAATGATTATCCGGCAACGTACTCAGGCTCACCGTAAAGCCGTAAGACCGCGCTAGCTCAATGTAAAACTGCCGGTTGAGGCTTGGTTTCATCCGCAGCTTATTGGCCGCATAGAGCTGACGCTCATCGATGCCGGCATTGTCGCCGATATCACAGTCCAGCAGCCATAAAAAACGTTCCCAGTCAGCCAGCAACAGTGTGGCGGTTAGCGGAAAGCGCTCGGCCAATAATTGCCCGGCGCGTTCGGTAACACGCGATGGACTGCGGGCCAAGCCGCCGGCCTGCGACGCCAGCAGCGTATCTGGCGCTTTGTTCCAGGCCAGGCCGTCAGGCAGCAGTTGCAGTAGCGCGCGCTGGTGTGCCTTTAAAGCCATGTGATATCCCCCATCACCAGTAGCTCGGTTTTTCCGCTACTGACCGGCATCAGTGGGCTTTTCAGGGCGTAATCTTCCAGTCCGCCCATCCCGGACAGCACGCGCCAGAATGCCGAGGGCAACAGGGTTTCGCCCGGCTTGGCTGCTGTGTAAAACAGTTGCCTGACCGCCTAGCGGATATTTGGGGCGATACGCAGCATGATATCGACCTTTTTTGCCCCCGGCGCAAACACCGTCACCTTCGGCCCTTCCGGTTGGCCGACCAACTCGCCGGTGGCCGGGTCCCCGTGGCGCGCGAGATAATTGGTAACCCGCCCAATATCGGTCGGGCCGGGGAAGATATCTAGGTAATGGTCCATCACGAAGGTCACACCCACCGTGCCCGCCCCATCCAGGTGGGCAGACACCAGCTGCAGGTGACACCTGGCACCTCGCGCGCCCAGCGTTCGTAATCCCAGCGCGGGCCGCTACCCGGCAGAAACTGCACCGGATACAGCAGGCGCGACAGCAATTCTTCCGCGCGCTAGCGGGCAGCACTGCCCCGGATCCCGGGCGCATCGGTTAGCACCTGCTGGGCTACCCCGGCTACCAGGGTCACAAAACCGAGGGCCTGTACCGCGTCGCAATCCCCCGTCAGGCCGGGCTGGGCCCCCTCGACGTTGACTGTTACGCTGCAGTCCTTGCCCTCGGCGGCGGCTATCAGGCGGTAAAGCGCGCCGTCGGCCCGTTGCAAATGCGCGCCGACCGGGATGCTGGCAGCATAATACAACGACAGCCTGACCGGGCCGCTGGCCCGGGCGGCCTGCTTGCGCACTACGCCCCAAAAGGCGCAATGTTTGAGCAGTTAGCTTTCGTCGGTGTAGCTCGAAATGATTTGCCGGACTATCCAGCCCAGGTTCTCATGCTACAGCGCTGACAGCCCGGCCTGCGCCATCTCCATAGCCCTCCAACAGTCTATCCTGGGCCGGCAGCGCACCCGGCAGGCTTTGCGCTACATCCTGCTGCGTCTGGCTGATAATCTCGCCGAGCCGGGGTATCTGATACGGCATTTACATCCCCTCCAAACGGGTTTTAAAGGTAAACGGGCGCGCACTGCCGTCCTTGAGCATCAGGCGCACGGTCAGCCGCAGCTAGCACGGTAGTGGCGCGTTCGCATGGCAATGCAACTGGTTGATCATCCCGGCGTCCAGCAGGCCACGCAGCGCCTTTTCCAGTGACAGCAGCCACAGCCGCGAGCCAACCGGGCGCGCCCGGTAACTGTCCGCCCACCACCCGCGCTGGTCATGGCCGCCATCCGGCAAACTGTCGGAGACCTCAGCGCGCCGGTCGGTAAACAGGCACAGCAGCACGGTGGTCGTCAGACTGTCTTCGGGGAGTAAATACGCGACAACCTGTACCAACACCCCTCGCTATTCATCCGGCGCAGCGCCGCGTCGCTCATTGCGGCCCCCCGGTCAGACTGCCTCGGCCATTTTCCTGATGGCGGTGGGTGCTGTGTTTGACGCCACCGATAATGGCTTCCAGCGCGGCAAAGGTGCCCTGGGACTCTGCGTTCCCGGCAATCGTCATGTTCTGTTTCACGGTCAGGTTTTTCTCAATCACCACATCATCGGTAAAACGCGCGGTCGGGGTGTTAAACACCGCCTCCTGCTTGGCGAACACTTCCAGTGTTTTACAGGTGATGATGCAGAGGCCGTCCCGAATCAGATGCAGGCGATGCCCCTCATAGTGATACAGGCCGCTATCCCCGGCGGGCAGCCCGGTCGGCCGATAACGCCGGTCTTCTACCACTAGCACGGTCGCCTGGTCACGACTGCCGCCCAGGCAGGCAAACAGGACCTCGGCCCCCGGCAATGGCACGCTGATATGCACGTATTGCTGCGGGCGCTAAGGTTTCGCCGTCCAGCGCAGTCAACTGGACTTTTTGCGCTTTCAGGCGGTCATTCACCCAGGTCAGGATGACCCGACCGAACAACTCGCGGATCCCGCGCATCACCGGGGCAAGCAGGCGGTGCATTGCGATATTACTCATCGAGTTTATTTCCCTGGTTAAGCCAGGACCGCCACAGGCTATCGACAACGCCTTCAGCCTCCTGGCGCTCTGCCTCCGCCGGCACGATAAACGCCTTGCGCGGAGCCAGTGTTAACGTTGTGCGCTCCCCGTTGTCCGCATCGAGATCAAACCGCACCTGACTAATTAAAAGGTCACGACTGACCATCGACAGACGCGGCGCAATAACGCGGGTCAGCTGGTTGGTCTGCCACAGTTCGCCGCTTTCGCGCCGCACCCCTTGACCACGGCGGTAAGGCGCTCTGACTGGGCCAATACCGGGCGGCTTTTCCGCAGGGCGCGCAGGCGTGCGGTGGCAGGGGTTGGTTTGCCGTCAGCCAGAATCACTTTGGAGCGGAAACGAACAATCACTGGTTCATCGCTTTCTCACTTGGAGGCAGCGCGTAGCGCGTTGGTCTTGGCGTCGCCGCAGCCGTAGCCTTTAACTAGATACTGAATGTGGCGGTCCCGCCAGTCCTCGGTGTACTCGGCGGACAATAGATTTTCACCCAGACACAGGGTGTCAGTGGCGGTGTTCACCGCCTGGGCAAACACCAGATAGCGGTCGGCATCACTGGTCAACAAAACGCCCCGGTGACGCGCGGCCCGGCTCAGCACATCCGCCACGCTTTCAGCTAGTTCAAGGGTAAAGGAGGTAAAGGGTTTGACGGCTTCAGGGTTAGCCTCCGCCCAGTGCAGCGCGATGCCAAAAGGTTTGCACAGGTCTTACGCAATCTATTGCAAGGTGCGGTGACGCCATTGACCGCCCGGATAGACCGCCGATCAGTTCACCAGATCGCCGGTTTTATCCCAGCCCTTTATGGTAACCTGTGCCTAGTCGACCCCCATCTTGTGCGACACGCTGTCGAGGTGGCTGGTGACGACCGGTTGCCCGTCAAGGGTCAGCGCGAGCGTTCTGCCGGCGCGCAGGCTGTCAGGCAACGCCTGGCCGGGCATCGTGATCCCGAGGGTAAAATCCCGGCCAGACGCTCCATCCCCCCGGGTAATACTGACCGAAAGCCAGTGGGTAAAAATCCGGTTGTCGATGCGCAACGCCACCTCAGCCACCGAGCACCTCCACGCGCTAGCCCCCGGCACAAACAGCGGATGACGCAGCCGGTTGCGACGAATAAAGCACGCCGTGTCACGCGCATCCCCGCTGATGCGGTACAGGGTTACCAGCGCCGGCGCGGTTGTTGTCACTGCGGCCTGGATCAGGCCGGGTAACGCCACGCCGCGATGGGATAAATCCACCACAAAGGCGCGGCTTAACGCCCGCACCTGCAAGGCCAGGGTCTGATAGCCCAGCGCCGAGGTGGTCAGGGCACACACATCCAAGCGGCGCGCGACCTGCTGGCTGACGCGCACCACATCCGGCGTACTTTCCAGCCAGACGCCGCCGCTATCACTGAGCAGGGCGAGCGAGGCAGCACGTGGTAAAACCTGCGCCAGTGAGTTTTGGCTGACCGCCGCTAGACTGGCGGTGAGCAGGGACGACAACATTTGCACCTGCACTACCCACCACCGCCAGGCGCAGCGTATTTTGCAGCAACTGTATCGTAGCGCGAGTGGCCGGTTGCAGCCCCTGCCTATCGCGCTCGCGATCCTGACGGACCAGCGCGCTGTCCAGCCGGTCGGTCAGCTGGACTATCTGGTATTGGAGCGCGCCGGGCTGCGGGGAGACCGGGCGCGCACGCCCGGTTTTGTATCTGCTCAGGTTGGGGGTAAGCCGGCAGGCGCTGTATGCCCTGAAAAATCCCTTTAAAGGCCAGTGCCAGGCGGTCGGGGGTGGTGATAAGCCCCTGAATATTGCCGCGCAGTGCGGTGAACGAGGCGATAAAGCTCTGCATATCGGCCAGCAGCCCCAAGACAATTGGGGGCACTTTCCAGCGTGTTGGCTTTCTCGTTGACGCACCCCATCAACTCCTGCGCGTCATGCAGCTAGGTCTGCCGGCCGTCAGCTGGGGTGGGAAAGAGTGAAGCCAGCGGGCCAGAGCCCTGGCGATTAACCACCCCAGCCGTATCTTGCGCCACCGTAGAGGCGGTCTCATCGAGCCACAGGCACCACCATGACGGTAAACTCCACTAGACTCTGGTTATCGACGCTGTGGCGTCTTTCAAAGTTATCAACCAGCACCGACAGCGTACCCCAGTCCGGGTGCACCAGCTCGCCGGGCCCAGGCGCATTCAGCGCCTACGTCAGCCGTACCCGCTGCACCTGCACATCATCGCCTGTCAGTGACAGGGTGAAGGTGTGCTCAGGAGGTTTTTTCTAAATCGTCCGCCCCGCCGCGTTCACGCAGCGGGTACTCACGCCGCACCACCCGGCTTCCACCGTGACTTCGCTGCTCTTTGTAAACCCAGAAAGGCACGCCGCGAAAGCGGCCCTGACCAGTGCTTTTCATCTGCGCTCCTAGTAGATGTTGTAATTATCGCCGTTATACATATCCAGATTTAACCCAAAGGCATTACTGTCGGTGACGGAGCTGTTTTGCAACACCAGTACCGGCACGAGCGCGATACGCATGTCCGCCTGGGCTTTCACGGATCGCTGCACCGTCTGTTGCTCGCCCTTCCTGTCCCACCGAGCGTAGATATCGCCCAGCCAGCCGCCTAGTTTTTGGCCGAGCACACTGCCGAGCATCGAGCGGCCACCGCCCCAATCGGGACGCCGATTGCGCCGACGAGTCCGCCTGCCGTCGCACCGCTTGCCGCCTCCAACGCCCGCCCTTTATCCTCGGCGGAGGCATTCTTGTCTAGCAGTGTCGGTGCCAGCGACAACGCCATCTGCGCCGGCCCACCCAGGCGCATTACCCCGCGACCGAACGCACCAGCAGACCGTCCCAGCCAGCCGGTGAAACCGGTGAGCTCCGCCGCTGCCATCGACATAGGTATCACTGCCACCCACGACGCCGCCCGCTGGACGGTTGGTGAAAAACACTCTCACCGGCGCGCCCAGTCCACCGCCGATCGCAAACGGTGCGGGACCAGCCAAAGACGCTGGGACATTTTTGCAGCGCCCACGCCACCACCAATAAGCCCGCCACGGGTAACGCAGCGGCGCACTAGCCAGCACCCGGGCGGGACGGGCTATCGCCATGCCGACACGGGCCAACTTCGAGGCGACGTAAATCGCCAGAATGGCTTTGGCCGTATTGGCGGCCACGTTGCCGAGGGTGTCGAGGGTGTTGCCGTAACCGGCTTTGCGAAGCGCCATCAGCTCGGCGTTGACCTGATTAACCCCTGCTTTAGTACCGTCACGCCACGGCAGCCACTGTCGAACACCCCGTTAAAACTACTGGCCGGCCGGTTGGCCCATTGGTCCTGCAAACCGCTTTCCTGCGCCTCGCCGGCAAAATCTAGAAAGTCTTTTAACTCGTTTTTAAGTCGTTTAAATGGCCCTTGATTCATCACCTTGACGGCGAACTGCTGCCAGACATCGCCCAGTTGCGAAGTCAGTCCCGTCCAGGAGTTCATGGCGTCTTTCTGCGCCCCTTTAGCCTGCTCGCGCGGAGTCTGGAACAGAAAATTCAATGGATTTTGGCTCAAGCAACCCTTTTTCACCCTGTGTGGTCATTTCGTTACGGCTTTTGCCGAGCTTTTCCGTCAGCACGCTATAGACATCAATGCTGTAGCCGGTGAGCAGACTCGCATCCTGCGCCTGAATGCTCTTGCGAGAATACATTTGTTTAAGCTGAAGGGAGGCTACCTGGGCCTCCGGTAGCTTCCAGCCGTGCCGCGCGCCCTGGTCTTCCAGAATCGTAATAAAGTGGCGCGCTTCTTCACGACTCATGCCAAACCCCCGACTGGAGGTGTATTCCTGCACCACCCCTTGCAATCCCCAGGTGGTGTCTTTGGCATTCTGTATCGCCCATTTCAGGTCGATGTCGGGCTGGGCTTTATTGTGATGGTTCAGTGAGTTGAGGCGAATGGTGTGGTTTTCCATCGCCGCCGCCAGGTCGATAAAGACTTTTTTCAGGCCATACAGCGACGCGCCCCCGGCCAGCAGCCCGTAAAGGCGTACTACGCTGCCGTAGGCCGCTTTGGCGCGCGTCTCCAGATAGTCAAAACCGGATGACACCGACACCAGCCCTAGGCGCAGAACGCTAAAGGTGCGCTGGCCCTGGTGGCCCAGCCGGTCAAGCCAACTTCCCAGGGTATTCGCCCGAAGACCGAGACCATGCAGGGATGCGCCGCCCTGCCGACCCATGCCGACCAGACCTTGACCGAAAACCTGCGCCTGCCGGCGCAACAGCTCAAATTCAACCATCGCCGGCGAACGCACTAATTCCGAGCCGTTAGCCGTCTGCACCACCCGCTCGGCGGCCAGCTCTGCATCAATAATGTCTTTCCTGGTTAATGGCTTCAGGGTAAAGTCCGTATGGCGCTGTTCGTCGTCACCACGGCCGTTGACCAGGCCGTTAACCAGGGTCAGTTGCCCGCGCGCCAGTTCGTCGGCGACGCTGGAGATATCCGGCGACACCCCGTCAACGTCGTGGGCCGCCGCTACCAGGTTTTCCATGCTTTGGGTCATGCTCGCCCCCCCCTACGCCACCCGCTGGCTGCGAATGGCGGTAAATTTGGCGCAGATTTCTCCTGCATCAGTCAGGGACTCTTCCCCGTTGCTCCAGGCGTTGGTCATCATATGCGTTTCGCCGGAATCGGCTTAAAACTCCAGCGTGATATCGTGCCAGACATTGATGACGTCCACGCTCAGGACACACCTTGCCGGGAATTTGCATTCCAACGTAGCTGCACGGAGTGTCGATTTGCAGCCATAAACGCGTGCGCATGTCACTTCCTCGCGTTTTACTCCTGACGGGGTAAAGGTTGCCCCCGTGAGGGTCGGGTATTCCCGCCTATTAACCAGGGCAATCGCCTTGCCCTGGTATTGCAGTTTGCCAAATGCCATCGTACCCCATTACAAAATGAACTGAATTTGTTCTGCGAAAATGCGGAACTGGTTGACCACATCCGTCCTGCACAGTACGTATACCCAGTTGCGGTCGTTTTTGTTGCGCTCGACTTTCAGGCTGTCGCGGAAGCTCTCGAAGTTCTCAATCAGCCCCGCCTCCAGCCACTCTATCGCCAGCTCCAGCAACTAGGTGCGGATAATGGCCGGTGGCACCATCGCCTGCGCCGGTACTACCGGCGTACCGTCATAGGCCAGCTTATGGCGCCGAAAGCGCTGGGTGATGCGTAGCCGGGTGGAATAGCGTAGATAAGACAGCGCCGCCTCGGTATTTACATCGAGGTAAGACGGATCTGGATCGCTATAGGCGTTGGTACGACAGGTGGTTATTTGCCGTTCAATCTGTACCCCATGGTCGGCCCCCACGGGTCACGGTAGCGATGCCGTCATACAGCAGCTGGTTACGCTTATTGGAGCGCCGCCGGTCAGACAGCGCTGGGGCCAGCCGCCGCGGCAGGCGCAGCCTTTGCATCGGGCGCACCGGATCGAGACTCAAGTGTGGCGGCATGACCCAACATCAGCACCTGGGTCAGCGCGGGCGCGGTGCCGGTGACGGCCTGCGAATTATCAATCTCAATATGCGTCAGCGGGATACTAACCCCGGCGCTGCTTTCATTAAAGCTCATGGTCATGAAGGCGACTCCTTTTTACTCAAGGCGGCAGGTGATGACTTTTGGCAGGTGGCCTGCGATTTTGCTGACGGCGTGATGTCCAGTACATCCTTGAAACGCAGCCAGAAAGCATTACGCGGCACCCAGGCCCCCGTATCCGGTAACATCTGTATGAAATTCGGTTCGCGCACCGCGCGCTCCGTGGCCGGCACCACAAAATCATAGGCAAGTCAAAGGGGTTAGGGAAGCGCATTGCGGTGTTGTCGGTGTCATTCATTGTCATGCCCCCGCGCAGGGTGATAGGGGCGACGAACGGCGGACTGCCGTCGTTCTGGGTAAAGGTCTGATAATGGCGCAGGTACTCATCCACACCATTATCCTGCATCAACACTGTCACCGGCTCCTCGCAGATGAAATAAGTGCCATACAGCACCACGCCGTGTTGCTCCTGTTGCTCGGTGTACAGGTTGCGCCCCTCTTCAAAGCGCATCGGTCCGGCATGACTGGGATGAAAACCCGACAAGCCCGCTATCAGGCGCACCACTATCTGGTAGAGGCCGGAGCGGTCTCCCTCGGCACCGTTGATAACCTCAGCCACCACGTAAAAAATAAAACAACTGTCAATCACTCCTTTCACTTGACCCGCCTGCGCTAGCAGCCACACTAGATACACTGAGGGCGGTGTGGGCAGCACATCACGCAGCCCCGCCTCGCTCCAGTCGCCGGGATGGGTGGCAATATCACGCAACGTGTTGCCAAACACGTCATTTAGCCGCGCCAGCAAGGCGTTTTCGGTAGATACAATCATCAGATAAACCCTTTCTGTTGGCGCCCGAATACCGACGCCTCGGCTTGCATCTGCGGCAAATCTGCACTGTCGGGGGCCTGGTTATCGCTATCCACCACGAGTGGCAGCTCGCCATTTTTCACCGCCTCCAGCCAGTGAAGCGCATCCTTATAACGCTGGCGGGGCTGTTCGGTGGCCAGCTCGTCATTCAGGTAGTAAAACGCCAGGGTGTAGGCATGCTGTTTCAGCACCGACGGCACCACCGAGAGTGGTAGGGCGTAACCGGCCTCGATAAAGCTATCCATCAGCGCACTGGCATCACTGAGCGCCTGCGCCACCTTCTGCAGGGCTGCTGCCTCATCGCTGCGCCCGTCGACGAGCCTTTCTAGCAACGGGGCGCTATAGCGAGCGCGTAAATCCTGCTCGCTGACATACATGCGTTAACTCTCCTTTTAGGAGCGTTTAAACCCGATTTAACCGCACTTTTACAGAGCAGATCCGCGACCAGCAGCGTCAGCTTGCCTTTCATTTCGTTAGAAACCGTAGTGCTGCCCTCGGCCAGTAATTCGCACTCCAGTAACTGGGTGGCGGTTTTCTCCGGCTCCACCGGCAGCACCATATGGATCGGACGAATACCCAGCTTGCGACCGCCATTGGCGGTAAAGCCGCGCATGGCGCTCCAGCCTTTCTAGAGGTTATCCAGCGTCAGGGGACTGCATGCGGTAAGCCATCTGCTAGAAGCCGTAGCTCACATTGCGCCAGGCCGACGCACCAAAGACAAATTCGTTGTCGGTAAACACGCAACCCTCATCCACGTTGGTTAACGCGAGCAGCTCGGTTGGACGGCGGTTCTGGAAAATCAGCGGTTTGAGCGCACGCGAGCAGTCCAGCAGGTACCACACGGCACCGTCATAGTCTTTTTGAGCTGCACCTGTACCGGTTTTTTTCAATCAACCGGTTGGCGACCTTGGTCGCGTCACCGCTGCCGTCGACCTTCGGATAGACCGGATTTTTGCTATCAAAAAAAGGTTTGCCGTCGTAGCAGTCGGTTTTATTACCGTCGCGCAGGGCGGTAAACACCAGTTCGTCAGGTTGTGCGGAGGCGCAGCTTATTTCCTGAAACAGCGGGCTATACGCGCCGAGATTGTCATCCGCAAAATCATCGCGGGTAATGGCGACCGTGCATTCATAGGTCTTGTTGTTGATGGCGTAGCCATAGACCTTCATATGCTGGATACTGCGCGAGCCGACCCACTCCTGGAAAGCGGGGAACTGCCCCAGCCAGCCGTAGGTATAGGTATTGGATTTTGATGTGGAGGCTACCGTGGTCGCCACCTGCTGGTAGTGATACGGGGCCATGTCAAGCCATTT